GAATGCCGCTTGGATCAAACTGTGCGCCCGTTCCTGAAAGGTCCGAGTACCCCTGACCAACCGCGCCCTGAACACCGCTGATTGCTTGGTTAGTACGACCAAGAGCGCCTGAACCCCCGTACATGGTGCCGATGCCAGCGCCCAATGTGTTAGCTCCCGCCTGTAACATGGGAGCATACGCGCCTAAACCGGAAGCCGTAAGGTCCGATGCCTTTTGCTGAAGAGGACTTCGACTTGCAACATTATACTCTGGCAAAACAAACCCAGCGTCCTTGCCTAAAGCCTGCGCCCGAGTAAGTATCTCCTCTTGATACTTGCGAAGGTAGTCAGGAATCTCGGTCCTGCTAATCTGTGTTACAGTTTCAACCATTTTTAAATTCCTGCATGTTCTTAAATAACTTGGCGGCTACGGCTCCTCGGGTGCCGTTGGGCGCATCCCCGATCATCTTGCCTGCCTTCTCAGCATCTCCGCCACCTATGTTTCTCAAGTCCTTTAGAGACAGAACAACCTCTCCGTTTGAAAGCATTGCTTCCTGAACGGGCTTGCCATCCTGATAGATCATTGCAGGGATATCATCACTGGTCCCTGTTCCGGGGCCTTCGATTAGACCCCCCCTTGCCGCGTATTGTGTAGGAGGGTTAATACCCACACCATCTTCCATATTCCTGTCGTACTCGTCCCGTTCTGCAGCGGTATTAAACCTCGTGCCATCGAACCGACTTGCGTAGAGGTTGTCTAAAAACGCAGACCTATCGATGCTTGATCCATCGTATCCCTCAGAATTTCCGGTGCCTGTGTAAGTAGTAGGCTGTTCTGGTTTCTCTACTGCCGCCGTCAGAATACCCGCTTGAACGAAGGGGTTTGAAAGCAAGCCCTTCTTCTCACCGCCTCCAGCTATGGTTTTCATAGGCTTTGCAAAGCCAGCCTCAGCCATTTTATTGCTTAAAGACGCACCTATTGGTGTGCTTCGAAGAGCACCACCAATACCAAGTTGGCCTGCACCGCCAGCCAAAAGCGCGTACTTAATAGCGTTTTTAGAACTTCCGCCCCCAGCTAACGTACCTAACCCTGCACCAATAGCAGGAGCCAAGAAGGTTGATCCGGGGACCATCAGCCCAGCAATGCCGCCTAGAATGCCACCAATGTTAATGCCCATACCAAACCACCACTATGAATTGACCGCACATTATCAGGTAATCTCCAAAATACTAGCTACAACGTGCAGCCGATTGGCTGTAGCAGCCGTAACTTTTAAGATTTCATCGGCTTGAACCACAAGTGGTGCCGTTAATAGTTCTACAGTTGCATGACCCGCAATAGTTTTACTGTCAAACAAAACAAACACGGCGTTTGACGCGTCTGTTATTGTAAGCGTTAAGGTATCACCATTGTTACTGTCATCGCAAACCAAAATTGACTTTACTACCGCCGTAGCAAACGGACCGCACGTATACAGCGTGGTTATGCCTGTCGTTGTGAGGTCCGCTTTTGCGTTTATATATGCGTTAGCCATCAGCCCATAAACCAGCTTAGGGCAGTCGTGTCATCGTCTGCCACTTGTTGAGTGTTGTTGAACTGATTCAAAAACACAGAGAAAGATCGAACCACCTCGTTTAAATACTCTTGCTGGTATTCTTGGGGAGGTATTGGAAAGAACGGTACAGGAGTGTTGGTAGCCATTATCGTTTCCCGTCTGGTCTAATATCTACACGAGGCACACCCAATCTCCAAAGGACGTTTGCATCTGTAGATTGTAGCTTGAGTGTAAAGCTACGGCCCCGTAACCGTGTAAAGTACTGGTTCGTGTACTGATCCACAGGCGTACTAGATGTTTTGGACACAGTGTTTGTTGAAGAGTTTTGATCGGCTTGCCCCGGAAAACTCTTGGTCTCCAAGATAAAATCTAACGAAGACGTATCAACAGTTTCTCTAAAGTTAATGTCCGGTATTACCCTACTGATAAAGGAGAACTGATTACCTTCTGTAATCGACATATCTCCGGACTCAATAAACGAGGTCATGGCCGCGCCGTCATCTTGTGCGCCCACCTCTTGGTTATACAAGAAGTTGTTAGTTCCCGCTGCAAGAGGCAACGAAGAAATACCACGATCCAACCACGCCGTTCTAGCTAGGTGTCCTATAAACCAAAGCTTCTCAAGGTAATTGTAAACTACATACCTGTCGTTCTCAGTTGAGTCCGCAGATGGATAAAACCACCACACCTCTGAAAAGGACACGTTGGCTCCCGCAACAATCTTGTCAGACTGAGACGTGTTAATGTCATTAAATACATAGTCCCTAACAGTGCAGGGTATTCTTTGAACCGCACCAGTAAACGCATAAAACTCTGCCGTACCCATCCAAAACACGGCATCGTCTACCGCAACCGCAGCCTTGGGACTAGCGATGGTAATGTTTTCGGAAATTAGGTTTATACCAAAGGTAAACGGCGGTCCAAGGAATTGCATTGCGTGAATAGAAACGTCTGTAAACACCAGTATCTGTTGCCGAGTTTCAAGGGCTTGAATAATCTTGGAGCCAGAGCTTATACGCAAATCACCCGCTGTATTGGTAGAGGTGGGATACCAATCAACAGGGTTTTCCTGACTACTAAACCGTATTAGCAACGGGTCTTGGATGCCGTTACCATCCGTTGAAGAGGACGTAAGACCAAGACTATCCGCGCCAAATGCAATTACATGCCTATCTCTGTCAGACAAAAGAACCTGTGTGGCTATTGTAGGAACAGAGGTCCGTGTGCCGAGGCCCAAGGCGCTGTCTGTTAGGAACTTGGCTCGTGTACCTACACCATTGGTTTTATCCCAATAGTAAATCCTACCGTTTCTTTCGTTCAACAACAGGTCTTCGCCAAAGTTGTCTTGTGTCCAGATGCGTAGGTTTGCAGAGGGCGTAATTGTTCCTGAAACAAGGGCCAATCCCCAGCCAGAAAAATCATCCGCTGTAAGCGCGTTGCCTGCTGCAAGTCTAACGGAAGAACCATTCGCGTGAGTAGCAGCGGTAGTGCCTTTGTGTCCCCGAGTACATCCAGTTAAATCGTTGGAGCTTATACCCCCTACCAAAATAAGTTCGTCATCTATTAAAACGATATCACTGGCTACAATACCCGCAGTGTTAGCCACGGTGATTGTGGTGTCACTAGCAGAAAGTGTGCCGCCCTCGTTTACCGTTGTAGTAAGAGCGCCCGTAGTTGTACCACCCCAAACTCCCGCGCCCCAACCAGTACCAAACACCGAGCTATTAAGACCCGTACCAATTTGATAGGTTCCTACAACACTACTACCACCGTTACCCGTATCACTAGCGTTAGCAGTGACGGCAGTAACGCTTATGCCGCCAGAAACGGTAACGCTTTCTATTGTACTGACGGTCCTCGCAGATATTTTATATGTGTTGCCATCCACAACTTCTGTGACCTGATACTCTTGGTTAAGAACGTTTGCCGTGACGTTGCCACCCAAAGAAGCAGCGCCAGAAAAAGTAACAAAATCATTAGCCACACAACCATGATTAGGGTCCGCTACTGTAATTATAGAAGAACCATTTGTAGCAGAGAAGGTAACGTCTCCTGCAGATGTTGTCTGCCTGACCGGAGTAACGTCTTTAAAATCAACCCCCTCTTTAATGTAGAACTTTAATTCTGTCCCAAGACCCAAAAACTTTTCGCCGCTCAATGCCACAAACTCGTGCATCCCACGGCATATTCCCAAGAAAGCGTTGTTGGTGTTCTTTTCCCAACCGTTAAGTTTCTCGGGATATCCAAACCGAAACCGTACTTTGTCACAATCTACCCAACCGTTTTCTTCAGAATACGGAGTGGTTTCTTTGTTAATTCCGGGTTTAAATTTTAAGTTGGCTAATGGCATATTAAACCCCTAAAAAAATTCTATTATTAACGCAGTTCCACTATATCCACCCGGAACACCTACCCAACCCGGAATACCTCCATTAGTGTTGGCATTTGTAGCGGCAGTATCGCAATGAGAGGCAAGAGTTACTTCTTCATCCGTAACAGCATTATTTAAAACAGGCACACCGCTTGTCCCTCTGGTGTATGCAAAGGTAATTCCATACGGAGATAGGTCAAACACGCCAGATACTTCATTACCGCTGTTACCTATTGCCCCTGAAGTACCGGGATTACTACCGTCTGAGTTTCCTCCGTTGCCACCTGTGCCGCATCTGCTACCACCCGCTGGTGTCCCTCCCCGTGCATTGGTGTTGTAATCAGAGCCTATGCCGCCCGTACCACCTGAAGCGATGAAATCTCCTGCGCTAGCATAACCCCCAGATCGGCTGTTGTTGGGGCTACTAACAACAGATGCGCCACCAGCACTAGAGGTTGACGCAGCGTTTAAGGTTACGCTGTAGCTGCTAGATAAAGAAGACACATATTTTTCAGCATATCCTCCACCACCACCTGCTGAAGAGACATGCCCACTGGTTGGTTGAGTACCACGCGCCCCAAATACCATAAACAACGCTGAAGTTACACCATCACTGGGCGTATATGTACCACCCGACGTAAATACTTGGCTTGTGTAAAGCGGTCCACCGCCTACACCAAAGCCAAGTATGTCATATCCAAAAGAAGTCATTAGGCATCATTCTTTGCGTCTGTCGTGTAAAACAGTTTTATCCCTAAGAGCCTAGCATCTCCTGACTGTGAATCCGCCGATACGTCCCGCATGATCTGAAAGTATGTCTGCGTATCTACCGCAGCACTTGCTACAGTAACCGCTCCGCTTACCGCAGAAACAGTCATGTCGTTGGACGTTCCGCTAAATGCTTTCGCTGTAGCAACCACGTTAGTTCCAAAAGCCGTGTTGATAGAAACATCGTCAGCAATAGAAACGCCTGACAACCCCCAAGCTACGGTGCCAGTATTTGTACCTGTTACTGTCCAAAATGCTTGAAACGTAATGGTTCCTTCGTTCCAAGACTTGGGAAAGCACACGGTAAACTGCGCGTTTTCATCAGAGCTTGCGTCAAAATCCAAGACTTTTATTTCAGGCCCGTTAGATAACTCAACTTGAGTAATTGAAGAACAACCGTTTGTTCTGTTGGGGTACATTGCACCCGCTGGAACGTAAATAGTTTCTACACCCGCGACCTTTACTGCGGCAGAACTGTTAGTCAAAGCACCACCAACATCTAAAGCGCCGTCAATATCACCCGCACCCGATATATCTAACGTTGCCGCGTCTAACTCACCTGTAAGCGTCAGGTTGCGCAGGCTTGCTACATCCTTGTTAGCATCAGCCGTGACCGTTTTACTAGCAACAACCGTTCCAACCGCAGCGCCCGTGTCATTGTAGTTTAACTCTGCCGCTGTCGCAGATACCGCTGTACCATCTATAGAAAAAGCGTCTGTCTCTAACGTACCGTCAATATCAACGTCACCACTAACATCTAATGTAGCTGCGTCCAACTCACCCGTTAATGTGACATTTCTAAAACCTGTAATGTCCTTGTTGCTGTCAACAACAACCGCTTTGCTGGCGCTAACCGTACCCGCAGTAATGCCGTCCAACTCCGAAATACTAACAAGCGAAGTAAAATCAGTGACAGCGGCTCCCGAACCTGCACCGTCAGCTAAAATAACTGCAGATTTTCCTGCAAGAATAGTGACGTTGGCCCCTGAACCTTGCGTAATAGACAGGCTTTGGTTTGTGCTATTAAGGATCATATACATTCGAGCTTTGTCATTTTGCTCTAATGTAACCGTGCAAGTCCCACCCGGAGTTCCCGTAAACTTTATTGCTTTGTAGTGACCATTAGACAAAACAGCCGTAGTTGATAAAGCCAGAGTGTAAGAAGTGCCGGACAAAGCAATAGAAACAAAGCCGTTCGCAGCACGGTCTATGATATCAAAGTTGTTGTTGGTGCTGTTGCCCCACGAACCCGATTCATCTCCCGTGGTTATTTTCTTAATCGCGTTAGATGCGGTGTATGTAGCCATGACGGGACCTCAACTATAAATATGTTTGAACTATACCCATGCCGAGCCGTTTAATCAACTACGCAGCGATGTTCGTCCAAGACGGGGTTTGTGACGGGGTTATATTAGAAAAGTTAGAGGCTTGATTAGGTTCAATACTAGACCAAACCAAGACATCTCCTACTTCCGCCGTGCCAGAAACGCCCGTGACAGAAACGGGGTTATCTACTTTGGTAGACACAGAGCCAACTGCGCCTGTGCCAGAAACGCCCGTGACAGAAACGGAAATGTCCACCTTAGACGTAGGCGAACCAACACTGCCCGTTCCAGAGACGCCCGTTGTAGTAACGTTTGCAAAGCCCGTAATGGATACAGAACCAACACTACCTGTGCTAGAAACACCCGTGACCGACACAGTGTTGTCCACCTTAGATGTGAGCGAACCAACCGCGCCTGTGCCAGAAACACCCGTTGTGGTAATGTTTGCAAAGCCTGTAGTAGATACGCTTCCTACTGCGCCTGTGCCAGAAACACCCGTAACAGGTTGTCCAACGGCAGTAACCACGGACCCCACAGAACCTGTTCCTGCAACACCCGTGACGGAAAGGCTAGAGTTACTTACAACGGAAGAAGAACCAACTGATCCTGTAGCCGCAATACCTGTAACGCCTATGTCAAGATCGGTGGAGGTTGCTACTCCACCTACGGCGCTTGTTCCAGAAACACCCGTAACAGATACATTAGCAGAAATAGATGGAATGACAGAGCCTACCGCACCTGTTCCAGAAACACCCGTAACAGCAACTGATGCAGAAACACTGCCAGAACTAGCAAGGGGCGCTCCAGCAAGAGGGGAAAAACCAAGCACTAGCTAGGTTCCGTGGGCCATGTAACGCTGCTAGGAAAGCCAGATTGCTGTGACACATCACGCAGCGCCTGACGATAAGTGCGCCAAGCAGTTGACAGGGTTACATCGCTTGATGCTCTCCAATCGCAAGCAGCTAATTTGGCGTCACGTTCTTCGCGCACTTCTGCAGCGGCCCTGTCGTTAGCCCCCGCAGCCCATGCTTGTTCTTCCGCATCACGGGCAGTTTCTTCTTCTGCTGAAAACTGAACTTTTTCCCCATTTATATTATGAAATCTTGGCATTTTATTCTCCTACGAGTTTTTAAGGCCATACATAGTAATCGTTCCTGATGTAATATTTCCGCTGGTAAATAAAAATTGAATACCATTAACGACAGTAGTTGCGTTTGTAATTCCCTTTCCAGAACTTTGCCCGTTATCGGCAACATTTTTGACATCCCCGTTACCGTTGACCGCAGCCACAGAATACATTATCAAGGCTGTCTTGTTATTTAAATCAGGGCGATTTAAACCTACAACCGCATTGATACCGCCGTTACTAGCGGTGTTTGACACACCTCCACCGAAGACACTAATATGGTTTTCATTACTGTTACCTTTATAAGAATCAGACGCAGATAAATAGTTTGAGCCGCCATCTACAGAGAACCTGCAACCCAAAAAACCATTGTTTTCTGATGGA